TAAATAAGGTATTAAAAAAGATTATACGTATAGAGAAATACTACAAAGAATTGGCCATCACTACAGCTGTAATAACTATAAAAGATAGTAAGATATCTATAAAAGTTAAAGTAAAAATCGTCGAGGGTTGAAATGAATGCCGAGGAAATAAGAAGGAAATTTATAGCAGATAATGCAGAATCTTTGCTAGCAGAATTGAAGACAGTATTAGAAGGTACTGGTGAGTTTTCTAGCAAGAGTGGCATTTGGTTAGGCTATGCATTTGAGCGTATATCTAAGATGGTGGATACCGCTAATGACCTTAAAGTGATAGAAGCTACTACCACAACAGAAATAATAAAGGCTGTTAGTAAAGGTAAGATCACCATGTCAGAAGCTAAAGAATTAATGAATCTCCTCAAGGTGGAAAGTGACATTAAATGTGATATGCTAGGTGACAGTGTTAAGCTACCTGAGTTGAACATTACTATAAGGAAAGAAGATGGATCTGGAACTAAGTAAACCACAGGCTGAGTTCTTTACCTCGACTGCTAAGTCAGTAGCTTGCGTGGCGGGCTTTGGCTCAGGCAAGACTGAGGTGGCCATGTTCCGCATGTTTACTACTATGTTTGCTTTGCCAAAGGCTAATATGCTGTATCTAGCGCCTACCTATCCGCTGATCAAAGATATCTGGTATCCTAAGGTGGAAACATTCTTAGATGAGTTAGCTGTAGGCTATAGGATTAACCGCTCAGAGAATACCATTCAAGTACACGGAGCAGGTAAAGTATTCTGTAGGACAATGGAGCATCCGCATAGGATTATCGGCTTTGAGGTTCTGGATGCATACCTGGATGAAATTGATGTATTGCCTGAAGATAAGGCAATGGAAGTCTGGCGCAAGACTAAGGCTAGATGTAGGCAGAAGATCGCTAGTAAGCGCAACCAGATGTTTGTTACTACTACGCCTGAGGGTTTTAAAGCTACATACTCACTGTTTAAGAAAGAGCCTGTGCCTGGCGCACATCTTATCCAGATGTCTACCTATAGTAATGCACATAACCTACCTGATGACTATATTGATGAGCTGAGGGCTAACTACCCCTCACAGTTGATTGAAGCATACATTAATGGGGAGTTTGTCAATTTGGTAGCAATGCCAGTATGGAATGAATACGATGAGGTGAAAAATGGATCTACTGAGAAGGTTGGACAAGCTGATGCCCTGCTGGTTGGAATGGACTTTAATGTTGGTCGTGGGTGTGCTGTTATTTATGTCAATCGTGATAATAAGCTACACGCTGTCGATGAGGTCTACAACTCCTATGATACGCCAGACACAATCAGAGTTCTCACAGAGCGGTACCCTACCCACAATATTACAGTGTACCCAGATGCTAGTGGAGGGGCACGAAAGAGCGTCAATGCCACAACCAGTGATTTGGCTCTCCTGCGTCAAGCAGGCTACAAAGTAAAGGCAAATAAGAAGAATCCAAATATCAAGGACAGGGTGATGGCTACTAATAGAATGTTCTGTAACGGGCTACAAGAGAGGAGTTTATTCGTTAATAAAGATATGTGCCCTAACTTCAGCGATACACTAGTTAAACAGGTATATGATAAGAACAGTTTGCCCGAGAAGGGCGATGGCAAGTATGATGATATGGCTGACGCAGGCAGTTATCCTATAGCATTTATGTATCCAATTAAGAAAAGCAATACGAAAAGGATGGAGCTGTAAATATGACCAAAAATAAAAAGGTAATGATTTCAGTACGTTACCCCTAGAAATGATAGTCGCTTTCAACAGCAAATTTTATTAATGATTTCAGTAAGTTATGCTGATATCAAAGCTCCTTAACTTGAACGGATTTTGAGGGCCTTGCATATCCTCTATCCAGATTGCTTACGGAGCACAAAACACTAGGGAGATTGATTATGGCATTTGATTACGAGAATAAAGATACGGGCGGCGGAACAGCTACTACTATTAATAAGGGAGATGCTGATTCAGTAAGTGTTAAGAGTAGGGATGTTCAGGAGTGGATGGATAGATCCCTGCTTCCGAGGACACTGATCCAAGGAACATATGGCATGAAGAAGGCTGGTAACTCTTTTCTTCCTGCTCATACCTTGGAATCTACTAAGGCATATAATGGAAGGCTTAGTAGGTCTACTCTGCTTAATGCCTTTAAGAAAACAGCCTCTTTCCTAGCAGGTCAGGTATTCCAGTCTGATGTGGTATTTGATGATGGTGTTGATCCTGCCTTTGAGGAGTGGGCAGAGTCTATTGATGCTGCTGAGAATAGTCTTGATGTGTTTGCCAAGAGGGTGTTCCAGAATGGCATATCCAAGGGAGTAGCTCACGTCTTTATTGATGTCCCTAAGAAGGAAGCTGATGTGGTTAGTCAGAAGGATGAGAAAGATGCTGGCATTAGGCCATATTTCAAGGAGATTAAGCCAGAGGATGTCCTAGGGGCTATCATAAATGAGGATGGCTTCCTAGTACAACTAAGGATATCTGAGTCTGTGGTGCTACGAGTAGGTAAGTATGGCACTAAGATAGTCCAGAGGGTAAGAGTATTAGAGCCAGGTCTATGGGAACTGTATGAAATGGATGATAATGGTGCCTCCTCTATGATTGATAGTGGGGCCTTCTCTATCCCCATTATACCTCTTGTAACCTTCATACCTGGAGATGAGTGGACTATCATTACTGGTGAGACTCCTATTATGGATCTGGCTGAGCTTAACTCTAAGCACTGGAGATCTATGTCAGACCAAGATAACATCCTATCTGTGGCAAGAGTCCCTATCCTATTTGGTAAGAACATAGAGATTGAGAAGATGCCAGTAGGGACTGCTACCATGGTAACCAGTGAAGACAATGATGCAGACATGAAGTTCATAGAGATTCAAGGTAATGCTATTGCTGCTGGTAGAGAAGACCTGAAAGAGACAGAAGCACAGATGGCTCTTTATGGTTTACAGCAGCTTGTCCCAAGGACTGGGAATATGACTGCTACTGAGAAGGCCCTTACCTCTGCAGAGAGTAATAGCAGTCTAGGGACATGGGCTACTGAATTTGAGTCTGTTCTTAATGCTTGTTTCGATATAGCAGGGCAGTTTATGGGCAAGGAGTGGCCTGATAATGGGCTGGCTGTAAACAAGGAATATAACTTTGGTGTGGCAGATCCTGAAGAGCTTAATGCCATCCTCAAGTCTAATGAGCAGGGCATACTATCAGCACAAGCTACTTTCTCTGAGTTCAGGAGAAGGGGAGTGTACGAAGAGCATCTCAGCTGGGAAGATATGGAAGCAGACCTTGAGCAAGAGAAGCGTGATAATATTGATATGGCAAGGATGGCTGGAGCAGCCTTTGGTGATGCTCCTGGGGACGACAGCAATGAGACCTCAGAGGAAAAGGCTGCTAGGGAGAAGGAAGAAGCAAATAAAAAGGATGGTAATAAGTAATGGCAACCACAGGCGTAACATTAAAATCAGCTGAAATAGTAGCTTATGCTATACTGCAATGCACAGACACCTTTGACTTGCAAAGCTCTGTTAATAAACATATCAAGCTAGGCTGGGTTCCCAGGGGTGGAATTGCTATAGGATCAGGGAAGGTCAAATACTTCCAGGCAATGGTGAAATATGAATAAGGAACAAACAATAACCTTATACAGGTATGTCAATCAGAGATATGCCCTTGATAGGTTTGAGGATGCCGCTCTTGATGAGCTTCTCAGATATTATAATGTTGCTAAGAAGGGAGCACTAAAGGATATAAGCAGGGCCATAAAGAGGAACTACAATCACAGATCAAGGGCAAGGCTAACAGCTTTGTTGGCTGAGATAGACCTCAGGATTGAGACTCTTACAAAGAAGATAACCAAGCCTGTAGCTGAAGCTGTAGGGGAGGCAGGAGCATATAGCTACAGGAACACCAATGCTATTCTATCGTGGGATGGTGCTCTTGATGGGTTTAATAATGTAGCCCTATCAGCAGGACAGATAGAGGCTCTTGTTATAGGGGAGAAGCTTGTAGATAAGAACCTGCAAGGCTGGCTATGGGATGCCCTTACTGCTGAAAATGGAGCACTTAAGGCCGAGATAGCAGCTGGGAGGATAAGGGGCGTTGGATATAAGAAGCTACTCAGTGAGCTAGGCTCAAGATATGATAACCTACTATCCTCCAAGGGTAATGAGCAGAATCTTGAGACTGTTGTTAAGAGCTATATCCAGTCGATGAATGCTAAGGCACACAAGGATATCTATGAAGCCAATAGAGATGTTATTAAAGGGGTTGAGTGGTCAGCCATTATGGAGAATGGGAATACCAAGACGGGTAGGGGAACTTGTCCTAGGTGTATGGCTCTTGACGGCATGGAGTATAGTTCTGTTGCTGTAGGACCTAGCTGTCCTCTTCATCCAAGGTGTAGATGTATGTATCTGCCAGTTACAAAGAGTTGGAAGGAGCTTGGCTTTGGTAATGAGGAGAGGGAGGGGCTAAATACAAAGTACAAGAAGTGGTATGAGAGGTCACCCTCAAGGAAGAGGTTAGCGTATGGCCTATCAGATGAGGGCTATGAATGGTTCTGGAGACATCAGCCTGAGAAGTGGCAGAACAATGCCATAGGGTTGGTGAGAGCTAACTTGGTGAGAGAAGGGCTTATACCATTCCAAGCAATAGTATATAAGAATGGCAATCTTATACCAGTTGAAAGAATGGTTAAAATGAAAGGTGTCTATAAAGGTGTTAATGATAAGACACTTAGCGAGGCATGGCCAACAAGAAAAGGTAACAGAAGTAGGGAAAAGACAAAATAAAGGTTTACGTTTGTCCTTTCAGTTATTATATTATCTCTCACAGGCAGTTTAATTTAATGGGAGATAATGATGGAAACCGTATATGTATTGCAGAGCTTGTCTAATTCAGATATCATAAAAATAGGCTTTACTAAGGTGAAAGCTGGAGCAAAAGGAAGGTGCAAATCCTATAATAAGAGTGCAAAAAAGTATAAGTATTTATCTGAGAAAGATCCTTTGACCTATGATTTTAAGAGCTTACAGTGGACACCTAATGAAAGTAATGATTGGGGTATGCTGCCGGAATTAAATCATGATACGCCTACTCAGCTGTATGCTATATTTGGAGAGTATGAGGTCATAAGGTCATTTGAAGCAAAGAACGGGATCAAGGATGAATGGGATATTATGACTAAACATTGTGCAAAATATCGCATAGGGCCAATAACTGAGCTTTATTTTAAATCTGCCTTAGCAGTTGTAGATGATTATTTTTTAGCTCAAAATATGGAGAGGTTGAAAGAATTAGTAGATTTTTCAAGTAAAGTAGTAGAGCTGCAATTAGCAGCATAATCAACACAGGAGAAAGTAAAATGGCACTAAAATATGTATTGACAGAAGATGGAAAAGCAATTGAAATGAAGGATGGGCAACCAGTTGTTAGGGAGGATAAGGAAGGAGCAGCACCATTTACCATTGATGCCATAGGGGCACAGGCCAAGATTACTACTATCACTGCTGAGAGTAATGACAGAAGGAAGAAACTTGGAGAGCTACAAACTGAGCATGATGCCTTGAAAGTAACTAGTACAGGGCTTCAGACCACTGTGGATGGTATTGATGATAAGAATAAAGTCAAAATTGAGGAGCTTAAAGATGTCATTAACAAGACATGGGAAGGTAAGGAATCTGAATGGAAAGGTAAGGAAGATAGACTTAACGCAAAGCTGTTTGATGCAACAGTCGGCATTAATTTCGCAACTAGCAAGGTCATATCAGGAACTGTCCTCCCACCTGACATCGCTAAAGCTACGTTCGGAAAACACTTTAATCCAGACGGAACGGCTAATGATGCAGCTGGAAATGTTATCTATTCTAAATCAAAGCCAGGAGAGGCTGCAGGATTTGACGAAGCTATGACTGCTATCATTGATGCCTATCCTGCCAAGGATTCTATTATGAAGGGATCCGGGGCAAATGGCAGTGGTGGACACCGGACTGGTGACGGAGATGGCGGTCAAAGTGTCAAGAGCTCAGCTGACAATATTGCTGAAGGATTAAAAGCAGCAGGTGTGTAAGTACTTGATATTATTATAAAAAATACTTGTTTACAAACATAAATAATTATGATATAATATATCAATTGATACAAGTTTTTGCTAGGACTGAATAGAAATAGCAAGAGCCACAAAATATGAGTGAATTGACCGAACGGAATTTTCACGTTTCGCTGAACAGCGGCATCTTTCTTAAAGTCATGTAACAACTGGCGCCAAGAAAGGTGCCGCTTTTTTATTGCCTATAGGAGGCACATTATGGGTGTTATGACACTTGCAGAATTTATTAAACGTACCAGAGACCAGCTCATCGCCGGTGTTGCTGAAGAGATTTTGACCACTAACCCTATGTTCATGCTTATGCCATGGCAGGGATATGCTGGTTCTGGTATTTCCACTAATCGTGAAGCTGTGCTTGGCGATGCTGACTTTTACGGCTTGGATGATACCATTACTGCAAAGGCTCCTTCTGAAGTAGAGCAGGTTCTTTATCGTTCTACTCGTATTATCGGTGATGCAGAGCTTGATAGACTGCAGCTTGCAGAGAGTGGATCTGATATCAATGATTTGATGGCTATGGAAGTTGCCTCTAAATCCAAGTCTGTTGGTCGTAAGATCCAGGAGGGCATGGCCCTTGGAACTGGAACTGATCCTCAGTACAATTCTCTCCATAGCATGATTGACTCTGGTCAGTATGTTACTGGTGGAGCAGGCGTTGCTAATGGTGCTATCTTTGGCTTTCTTGATGCTGCTATGCAACTTGTCCTTTCTAAGGATGGGGTTGTTGATTGGATCATGCTTCATGGTAGAGAAGCCCTTGTATTACGTACTGCCTACAGAGCACTGGGTGGTGTTCCCATGATGGAAGTCACATCAGGTAACCGTACTATTCAGGTCATGGAATTTAATGGAGTTCCTGTATTTACTAACAACTGGTTGTCTACTACTGAGACTGCTGGTGGTGCTGCTCTTACTACTGGTGTTTTATCCAGTATCTATGCTGGTAACTTTGATGATGGCACCAAGAAAGTAGGTGTGTCTCTTATCTACCCTCAGGCTATTGCTGCTGGTATCCAGGTTGATGTTATTGGCGATAAAGAGACCAAGGATCAGTCTATTGTCCGTATCAAGTCTTACAGTAACTTTGCCTCCTTCAATAAGGTTGGCGTTGCTCGTATTACTGACATGACTGGTGCATAAGAGACTTACCTAGAAGCAATCTGATGTATAATCCCTGCCCTATCCTGGGCAGGGCTTTCAAAAGGAGTACATAATGCCTAAACTATTATGGCCACATCCACTAGACCTATCAAATGGCATGGAGCCATCTGCATATGGTGTAAAGCTGCTCCTTAATGAGGAAGGGCAATACATTGGTGAGATGTCAGAAGAACGTGCAGAAGTAGAGCTCAGCAGAGATGGTAAAGCTTTTGTTATGATTGAAGAGCCTATTGATCCTGTGACGAACCATGATTTACCATGGGAGGACACTGACAATGAGTCTACATAATCTTGCTATAAATAATCAATATGAAGTTAATGCCAAAAGCCCTTCTGTTGTTGATACTGTGGATGAGACCATCTTGAACATGGCTATAGGCAAAGAGTTCAATCATGAGCTGCAGGAATACCATTATGGGTTCTCTGCAGGTATGGGTAGAGTATCTGAGAATGCTGAAACTGTTCTTGGTCTGGAGCTTGACTATTTCCAGGTACAAGGTGATAGTGATCTTGTTCACATAGGCTTTGCTGCTGGTGCTCAACTTCCTGCCATAACAAGTATCCAGGCTACTCTTGGAGCGCTTGATATAGCCCTTACGTGGAACGCTGGAAACACTAATTATGAATCAGCAGAGATTGTTGGTATTGGTGACCTTGCTAGACGTATGGTTGGTGGAAGGTATCCAATGACCTTAACGGATACGACATGATACCCAAACGATCATATAAACGCAGACCTCAAAAGATGGGGGCAGGGTGGGGCAAGGCTAATGCTCACACCCCAACCTATGGCATTCAACAGGTTGTAGATCCTGGCTTTTCTTTCTTGGCTAACTGGACTTTTGATACTCCTCCTTGGACTATTGATAATGATGGATTGTCCTGTGATGGCTCACAGGGTGGTACCAGTATTGCTGCTGGAGACACAACCACAGTAAAAGCTGGAACAACATATAGAGTAATCTTTATGTTAGCC